ATAGTATAAAAGAAGGAGACAATGATGAAGAAGGTTATGCCACATGACAATCCTCTGATGTGTATAATAATTGTTATACGATAGAAGCAACAATAACAGATACTTATTATAATACTACAATAGGAACTCTTTATTTTTTAAATGATGAATGTAACTCTTGTCGTATGTAATACAAAACAAAAATCCCGACCATAAGGCCGGGATTTTTATTATATACCTAATATTCTATAAATTAATTCTACATATCATTTAAGAGGATAATTCAAATCAACGTCCGCTGTATGACTTCTTTTTATCCCTCAACGATATAATCTATTATGAGCTCTTCATTCTGCTATTAAGCTTTCATAACTTCTTTTAAACGAAGTACATTCAGGATGATTGTGCTGGATTGCATATAAGACTTCTTTCATCTCTGATTTAGATTTAATCTGATAGCTGTTTTCAATGTGTATGTTATTTTCTGTAATTTTACATACTAATCCATTAATTACTTCCATATTACTTTATCTCCAATTCAATAGTTTCACCTTTATCCGCTGCTGCTTTCATTAACTTGTATAATTTAGCAAATGTATCTTTAGATTGTGTAAGTTTACCTTTAATTGTATTTTTTCCACAAAGTATACACCCGGCTGAATCAAGTGCGGTTGAGCCTGGATGCATGAGTATACCTTCAAAGCCTGGAACGTTAAGTATGCGAGGCATTTTACCTTTACATAAATCTCAGTATCATTTTACAGCAGAATATTTAGGCGAAGTGACATTCATTGTAATTGTATATTTTCCAGTTGGAATTGCAGTTTCTGCATATACTTTTTTAGCTTTAATTGTTGCTAAAGGATCTGTTTGTTTAAGACCTCTATCTTTATCTTCTAAAGTATTACAAAACAGCTTTCCGTTTACATATAGATTTCCTATCGTATATGTATCTTTTTTTCACTTTCTATCAACTAAAATTTTCATAATTATGCTTTTTTAACTCCTTTAAAAACATATTTTAATCAAGCAAAATGCTTTCTTTTATCTAAATAGTCATATTCACAATCTCTTTTATGAGCTTCTTGTTCAAAACTTATGGAATAGTAGGGTTTATATCCAAGAATGAACCAAGGAAGCTTCAATACTCATTCTAATAAATACAGAAGATAAAAAATAAAATAACCACAGAATCCTATGCCAAAGTCATATGCTTGTGCTTGATGAATTGCTTCGTGGCGGAAAGTACGACTTCCGATTAAATGTTTACAATCTTCTCTGATAATAATGCAATTAAAAAATGTCATGGCGGCATATCCTTCAAATGGAATGTGCTTGCAATAAATAACTTTCATTTCTTTCATATTAATAATTATTTTAAATATTTTATGCAAATCTACGAATTAAATTTGGAAATTCAAAATTTATTTTTTATATTTGCCGAGCAAATATTGGATAAATAGGTAAATAAGAGAATGTATTAATAAACGTCTTAACTTATATTAAAAAATGATTGAATGAACTACAATCGCTATTGCAATTGCAGGCAGTATTAGTATAGGAGAAATAATTAGCCTTTTTACTGTCAAAGAGCACAAGAAAGGTATGAAAATAGAAAATAAGCAAAAAGAAGATGAACGTTGAGAGAAAATTGCAGATCAGCTTCAAGATCAAGTAGAAAAACTTCAGACTCAAATAGAAACTTTAAACAGTAGACTGGAAGCAAAAGACGGTCGTATTATTGAATTAGAAGATCGATGCGAATCTCTACAAGAAAAACTAGATACATCAAGAACACAATGCTCTATTGCAACAATGCTACGTTGCAATAAAATCTCCTGTACAGATAGGGTTCCACCAATATCAGAAGCCTTTACTGGAGATATAAGTAGACAACTAACAGATTATATAGAGAAGATGTAATTGAATTTTGTGAATATGTTAATGTTAAGTGATTATGCCCGCGCTAAAAGGAATTGAAATTAAAACCTTATTTGGAAAAACAGTAGACAAAGAAAACGATTCTGTATTTTTTAATGACGCAGAACATCTTTATTTAGATAAATTAAGTGGTGAAAAATATATATCAGCAACGCAGTTGATACATAATTATTCAAACCCATTTAATTCAGCGTTTTTTAGTAAATATAAAGCTTTAGAAGCTTTGCTGGATCCAGATCATTTTAGTCTTGTTAAAAGCGGTTTGCTTGTGACTCAAGTGTGAAATCCAGAACTATTAGAAAAGTTTAATATAGATCCAGAAGTATTTGAACAAAAAACAAATGAGATATTGCAGTCTTGAGATAACACTAGAGATGAAGCTTGTGAGCATGGAACATATGTTCATGAAATAATGGAAACTTCTTTCTATGGAAATACTCATTTTGATCTATCCAACTTTGGTTGTCCCCAAATTTGTGGTGATTTCTCATGTATAAAAGGCAATTATCATCTGGATTTAGATAATGGAATTTATCCAGAATTTCTTATGTCATATGTAACACCAGAAGGATTACATATAGCTGGGCAAGCTGATTTAATAGTTAAGAATGGAAACGATATTTCTATTTTAGACTGAAAGACTAATAAAGAAATTAAAAAAAGAAGTTTCTTTAACTCAACTAAAAAGAAAAATGTAATGATGAAATATCCTCTTAATAACATTGAGGATTGTAATTATTATCATTATACTTTGCAACTTAGTTTATATGCTTATATGTTACAACAATTAAATCCTGAGTTCAATATTAAAGAACTTAAGATTGTTCATATTGCAAGAGATGGTAAACAAACCATTTATGATTTAGATTATCGTAAAAGTGATATCGAACGTATGTTGAAACATTATGCTAAAGAATTGAAAACCAAAGAGTTACTAGATAGAGATAAACCATATATAATATAGTACACACGCGCGTATGGAAGACCTTGTACAAAAAAGATTAGAAATATGTAAAAAATGCCCAATAATGCGTATGACAGAATTTGGAATGAAATGTGATGATAGAAAATGAATCAGTCCAGATGGTACGCAAGCGTCTTTCTTTAAAAGAGACGGATGAAAAAGAGGATGCGGGTGTTTTCTTAATTCAAAAACACGTAATCCTGCAAATCGTTGTATATGCGGAAAGTGATAAAATGAATTAAAAGTGTTGCAGTCGGTTGATGAAACGTAATAATCAAAAACGAGACTCCTGAAGCAAAAAGACGATACGATATTTGTATGAACTGTGACAAAAAGATTAAAGTAGGAAAAGATTATGTATGTTCTCAGTGCGGATGCTTTTTAAAAGCTAAATCAAGATCCCCTGAAGAAAAATGTGTTTTAAACAAGTGATAATATGGAAGTGATTAATGAATTTGAAGGAATGCTGAATGATACAGCAAAAACTATTGTAGAAAATAATATGGAAGATGTTTGTATGGACGAGGTTGAAGTTATTCCAACTAATGCTAACGTATTAATACAACCATACATTCGTAATCCTTATAGATATATCGAAACAACAGCCTCTGGTTTAATTGTTGGAATAGAGAGTTCAAAAACTTATAAGTCTAACGAAACAGGAGAAATCGAACAAAATAACGAAGTTATTAAATGTGGAAAGGTACTTGCTGTTGGTCCTGCTTGCAAAAATGTTAATGTAGGAGATGATGTATATTATACTACATATTCTCAAGCAATTGTTCCTTTTAGAAAGAAAGGATACGTAATTGTTGGAGAAAATCTCCTTGTATGTAGAATTGTTAAAAAGAATGTTTAATGGAAAGCTTTAATGAAATGAAATTTTACGCACCTGGAGATTTAGTAAGAGTGCGTCATAACATAGATTTTGTTCCTGTGATGTGGGTTGTAGAAAAGATCAGCAGGAATATTAGAAACAAAGATACTGGCGAAATGGAAACAATGTTTCTTGGAATTAAATGCAGATGGTTTAATTCACACGGAGATCTCCAGGAAGCTGTGTTTAATACTAAAGATTTAAAAAAGGTAGAATAAAATGTTTAAGAATCCTTTAAAATATCAGCAAGGTGGAAAAACTCAAGACCCTATAGGTCAATTAGTTAAATGGCTTGTTCAAAATACAGGATTAGACGAAAATCAAATTTCACAAAGACTGAATCAGATTTTAAGTGACGATACTGCTAAACAAGAATTGGTAAACAACTTACAGAATATGCAGAAAGGAGATCAAAATGCTGCACAGAATATTATAGGAATGTTTGTACCTCAAAGTGCAAAATTTGGTGGAAAGATTCGTGATTTTATCTGCAAACATGCAAAAGGTGGAGCTCTTAAAGGATGTGGTTGTAAGCAAGAAGGCGGTTCTATTTGGGGAAATCCTTATACAGATTCCTTAGGTTCTTGGCGCAATTTCCATTTTCCGGAAGGCGGTTTTGCCGGAACAGTAGATATGAATACTGGTAGAGCGTACAAAGCAGAAACTAATGAAGAAATGCTTCAGCCAGGTAGATATAATAGAAAAGGATATCCTATGCCAGAAAATGCTTTCACAAATGGTACTTGGTATGAAGTAAATCCTTACGGTAGTGTTTTAGTTAATATTCCCGAAGGTGGCCAACAAGTTCTTCATGGAAATGATTCTACTGCTGTTGCTAATTTAATAAAACAGTGGGATCAAAGTAAAGTTGGACACGCTACTACAGAGAAAGAAAATGGCGGTAAGGTAGAAAAAGCACAATCTGGAGGAAATGTAAACATCCTTGGAAAAATAACTCCATATACAAATCCTGTTTCCACAATGCCAATGGATTCCAGCGAAGTTGTTTATAATCCTTTGTTTAGGTCTCTTGTGTTTAAAGATATTAATGGTAATGATGTATCTTGGGCACGAAATTATGACGGTTCTTATAGATATCGTAATGGAAGGGATATTATGGATTTTGATCCAAACCAGGATGCTGGCTATATTCCGTATAGCAAAATGAAAGCTTGGGGAAGAGGAACTTCTGGTTCAACAAAATTATCCGAAACGGACAATAAGAACTTAAAAAATCTTGAAGATAAAACAAGATTAAAAAAAAAGAAAAATCTAAAGTAAACAAGGGACAGTTTGGAATGTCTATCATTAATCCGAATGTTGTTCAATATGTTTACGATAAATTAGATAATTTCTTAACTCCTATAAATCAATGAGAAAAAGATTATGGAGTTAAACCAATATTAGGTGTTGCACCAAAGTTCGTAATTAAACAACTTCCAGATGGAAGTAAAATTAAAATTATAAAGGAAGGTGTATCTGGAGCTAGTAGAAGAGCTAAACGAGATCTCAAAGCAGTAGATACCTATATCAAACGTACACCTGAAGCAACAGTTGACAAAAATAGAGTAGTTAGCAATATGATGAAAGACGGAATTGATGTTTCTACAAAAGATGAAAACAGAATCTTTGGAGAAATTGCTAACGGAAAAGCCGCTTTATATGATAAATATTTAAAATAATGCAAATCTTTATATTCGATAACGCAACAAATTCTCTTCGAATAGATGATTATAGCATATTATTAGTTAAGGAATTCGCAAAATTATGAGAACCAGAAAGAAATAAATGTAAGGAGGATAAGAAAGGTGAAAAGCGAATTCGCGCCTATAAGGAATTCACTTACATTTATTTGGTTCTTGATTTTAAAAGCCCGTACTTTAAATATCTTGAAAAAGATAAACATGAAGCTGCATTAGCAGATAGTGGTTTAACAGAAGAAGACTTAAGAGATGAAGACTTCTTAGCAGCATTTAGAAAATATAGAGAAATCCAAGATGAAGATCCTTTATTATCACTAATTAAGACTTCTTATCGTACACTATACAAAATGCAAGTTCATTTGGACGGTGTAGATTTCTCAGAATTAGACGCTGATGGTAAACCTATTTGAAAACCCAAGGATGTTATAGCAGATATTAAAAGTATTGGTGTAATGAGAGCAGAACTTAAAGCTCTTGAAGAATTACATAAAACAAATATGGAAGCTGAAGCTGCTACACGTGGTGGAGTTTCCTTAGGAATGTTGGACTAATATGGCTATTGATAAGGTAACTGGTAAACGACAAAAAGTAGTAAAGACCGAAATTGAAAAGAAAGAAGAAAAAAGAAAGAAGGCTTTACCTAAGTTTGATACCAAATATGAAGAGGAATTAATTAAGCAACTTTTTGAGGAAGACCAAAAGAAACAAGATATAGATAATTTTGAAAACATGATTCCAGAGTATTCTGGACCTTTTGTACATCATGAGAGACCTGGAGAGGAATGGGATGTTCCTATAACAGAAGAAATTCAGTATTTTGATCCAGAACTATCCTACGAATTAACTGGATATCGTCCGATTAATATGACGAAAGGATTGGATTTTGATCCAGAACCTTTCTGTGAAATGGCTAATATTTACAAGTCTAATGGAAGATATACAAATTTTCCAGAATGAACAAAACCATGACACGATTTATGAACCAGAGAAAAGAATAGAATGAATGATGGTTATACCGTTGGAAAATATAGAATAACAGGTGATAACTATTATTATTTGAATTATTATCGGATGGAAGTTATTGATGAAGATGCCGTGTCTGGTGCTGGTCGTCATTATGATTTTCCTAAATTTTTATCTAAACAATATGAGTGATTTCATTATTTAGAAATGGCGGAAAGATTATGCTTAAATGCAATAGCACTTAAATCTCGTGGTGTAGGATGGTCTGAAATGACTGCAGCAACAGCTGTAAGACCGTATACTACAAAAGAAGCATATCGTGCAGTTCTTACAGCATTTGACGATACAAAATTAACTTCTTTAAAACGTAAGTGCTGATACCAACTAGATTGGTTAAATACAAATACATCTGGTGGTTTAAGACACGTTAGACAAAAACTTAATAATGATGATACAAAAAGAGCCTCAAAAGTTAGTAGAGATGGAACTGAGTCCGGATGAATGAGTGAAATTCATACAATCATTGCCGATAAGCCTGGAAAAATCAGAGGTGATCGTACTGATAGATTGATATATGAAGAGGCAGGATCTAATCCCATCCTATCTGCTTCCTGAATTCAGGGAGATTCCCTCGTAGAACTTGGTGGTAGACACTTTGGCACAAAAATAGGATTAGGAACAGGTGGTGATGATATGGCACTATCTGGATTGGCCGATGCTTTTACAAACCCAAAAGCATTCAAAGTATTACCTTTTAAGAATTATGATACTTATGATGGTAATCCTGAATTAACTGCATTCTTCCTTCCAGCACATAAATTTGCTTTGGTGTCTAAATATCTAGATTCTAGAGGTGTAACCAACTACATAGAATTCAAAAAGTATTATGAAGATTATCGTGCATCTTTAAGTGGGCAAAAATATCTTGATGAATGTGCTGAACACTGTTTTGTTCCAGAAGAAGCGTTGGCAAAAACTGGTGCAAATGTATTTGATTCTGAATTAGTTTCTCAACAAATGGTGAATATTAAAATTCACGGTGCTGGAGAAAAAATCGTTCCAACTGCACTAGAGTGAGATAAGAATTCACCAAAATATAGCAAAGTAAATTCTTATGAATCTGCATCTTCTAAATTACTTGTAGTAGAGCCACCTCAGAAGGATCCTGATGGAAATGTATGAAAGAATCTATATGTAGCAGGAATCGACTCTATCGATATGGGTACAGATAATTCTGCAGAAGAAAGTGATGTATCTGATTTCTGTATTGTGATTAAAAGGCGTGTATTTGGAGATCAAGAACCTAAATACGTAGCTGTTTACAAAGATAGACCTAGAGACATCCGAGTTGCATACATGATTGCTCTTAAATTGCTTACATGATATAATTGTCAGGCAATGCTAGAGTTTACTAAGATTACCTTTCAACAGTTTTTAAGAGAAAGAAATAAAGAAAACCTTT